GGTTACTTGATGCACAGCTACAAGCCAGAGAGCTTCAGTCCTGCTGTAATCCTTAATGATGAGATTATCAGTGACAATCCTGAGGGTGGTACTGGAAAAGGTATCTTTGTTAAGTCAGTCGGCCACATGAAGAAGATGGTTATAATTGATGGAAAGGGATTTAGCCCTCAGAAATCATTCCCTTATCAAAGAGTTCAGATTGATACGCAAGTACTTGTATATGATGATGTTAATAAGCACTTTGATTTTGAGAGACTATTCTCTGTCATTACAGAAGGTATAGATCTTGAGAAGAAAAACAAGGATGAGATACGCATACCATTTGAAAGATCGCCAAAGATTGTCATAACAACAAACTATGCGATCAGAGGAGCTGGTAATTCATTTGACAGACGTAAGTGGGACTTAGAGTTAAAGCAATACTATAACAAGTCATTTACACCTGAGACTGAATTTGGTCATATGTTATTCAGTGGATGGGATGAATACGAGTGGAATAAATTTGACAACTACATGATAAGTAATCTACAATCCTATCTTAATAAAGGACTAGTACGTAGCGAATTCAAAAACTTAAAAACTCGTAAATTTATTGCTGAGACAAGTTCTGACTTTTGGGAATGGGCTGTATCAAATGATAATGTGTATACAAAAGCAACTGTTAAGTCTCTTGGTCAAGATTTATTTAATTCATTTACCCAAGAGTATCCTGACTATGCAACATATGGTAGGTTCAAGATATCACAGAATAAGTTCTACCGATGGATTGATAGCTATGGTGAGTTTGCATTTGGTAAGAAACCAGTTGTCACACGAAATGCTCTTGGTAAGAATATTGAATTTGTAGTTAAAGAAGATGAACAATTAAACTTAAGGTTATGAAATTCTGCGAATCTGTAATTAAAAAGAAATTAGATTTTACTGAACAAATCTATAAATACGCCAAGCATGGCACAAGAAGAAAGGCTGAGCTATCTAAGATGATTGCAGACTATGAAGAAGTGCATGACTATCTAACTGGTAAAATTGAGGCTGTGTCGTTCGTTCCTGAATACAGCCTCAGAGAACTGAGACGGCAGTTTAATTGGCTTAACTATGACAAAGAGTTACATGCTGATACAATCAATGAATTAAATGAATGCATAAATAAAATGATAGAGGATGGAACTAAGGGATTATCAAATCAATATAGCGAACAAGGCGGTTGACATATTAAAAGTAAACAAAATTGTTTATATTGCAGCAGAAGTACGTTGCGGAAAAACGCTCATGTCACTTGAAACAGCAAAACTATACGGAGCTAAACGAGTTCTATTCCTAACTAAAAAGAAGGCCGTATCAAGTATTCTAAATGATTATAGAAATTTTGGTTATCAGTTTGATTTAGTTGTAACAAATGATGAGTCAATGCATAAAATAGTGTATCCTTTTTATTATGACTTAGTTATACATGACGAGCATCATAGGTTTGGAGCATTTCCAAAACCAGGGCTAGCAACTAAGACTTACAAGCAGATGTTTGCTGACAAGCCAATGATTTTCTTGTCAGGAACAATGACACCTGAGTCATTCAGTCAAGTATACCATCAGTTTTGGGTATCTGATTACAGTCCATTTAAGCATTACGTCAACTTCTATCGATGGGCTGACGACTATGTATTTAAGTTTCAGCGCAAGATAAATGGGTTCATGGTCAACGACTACTCAAAAGGTGACGAGCTTAAGATAATGTCTGCAATATTTCCATATGTGATTACATTCACACAACAGCAGGCAGGATTCTCAACTGAGATTGATGAGGAGATTTTATATGTTGATATGTCAGACAAGACAAAGATGATTGTGAAGAAGCTTGAGAAGGACTTGGTTGTGGAAGGAAAAGATGAAGTTATATTGGCAGACACACCAGTTAAGTTAATGCAGAAGCTTCACCAATTATGGAGTGGCACTGTTAAATTTGAAAGTGGTAACAGCATGGTTATTGACACTACTAAGGCTGAGTTTATAAAGTCAAGATTCTTGAACAATAAAATAGGTATATTCTATAAATTTAAAGAAGAACTCAACGTTTTAAATCAAGTATTTGGATCAGATAACTTGACAACTAATCTTGATGAATTTGATTCGACTGATAAGAATATAGCATTACAGATTGTATCTGGTAGAGAAGGCATATCACTAAAGAACGCTGAATATTTGGTATTCTATAATATTGATTTCAGTGCCACTAGTTATTTTCAAGCACGAGATCGTATGAGTGGAATTAATAGGCTAGCAAATAAGATATACTGGATATTCTCAAAAGGCGGCATTGAGGATAAGATATATAAGACCGTCAAAGCAAAGAAAAAATATACTGTTAACATTTTTAAGAAAGATTATGAAAAGAAGAACGAGACATCAGATGTTACTTGATGCAGTTATGGACTGCTATAGGGAGTTATATAAAAAATCTACACCATCAGCTGACTTTGATGAGTTGGTTGCGAATGCTCCATTAAATGAGAGAGGTCAAAAGATCATTGATTTTTATGCTTATAAGCTAGATAGATTTACATATGAAGATATTGTAGAGAAGCACATAAAGCGAAACAAGTTGAAAAATTATGAGGCTAAAAGTTTTAGGATTGAAATGTATTTAGGTTGTGGACCAACAACTAAGATTGACGATTAATTTATACCCGAATAGGTATAATACATCATCTGTTAACTAAAATTACACCCGATTGGGTATAACGTCTGATGATAAACAATCGTTTTAATGTTGTTTATCATTTGTTATACACAAGTTATTAAATTTTATATGAAATTAAATAAAACATATTTAGGAGATTGTTTGGAAATTATGAAATCTATTCCAGATGGGTATGTAGATATGGTACTATGTGATTTACCGTATGGTGTTACTAAAAACAAGTGGGATTCAGTAATAAATTTAGAACTACTTTGGGAACAATATAATAGAATTACTAAAGAAAATTCTGCAATAATATTATTTGGACAAGATAAGTTTAGTTCTAAATTAATGATGTCAAATGAAAAAATACATAGATATAATCTTATATGGGATAAGGGTGATAGGGGAAGTGGATTTTTAAACGCTAAACGGATGCCATTAAGGAATCATGAGGATATACTAGTTTTTTACAAAAAATTACCAACATATAATCCACAATTTAGTGAAGGAAAACCATTACATGGTATGGGTAGTAAATATAAAGATGGTAATTTAGGTAATAATAACTATGGTAAATTTGATAGTCATAAAAATCCATCGGCTGAAAGAAAAGGTGATACAAAAAAATATCCTAAAAGTATTTTAAGGTTTGATAGACCACATCCTCCGATACATCCAACACAAAAAAGTCAAGAATTATGTGAATATTTAATAAAAACATATAGTAATGAAGGAGATATTGTTTTGGATAATTGTGGTGGTTGTGGAACAACAGGTTTAGCAGCGAAAAATACAAAAAGAAATTATATACTAATTGAAAACAATCCTGTTTATTATGAAATGTCTATCAATAGACTTAATGAAATTTAATAATTGTGTATAACAGTCGTGCAGGCGATTCGATAGTTTCGCTTGCACTTTGTTATATTTTTATCTACATTTGTCAAATTGGCAACAGAGCAAAAAATACAATCTAAATTAATCAAGCAACTTGAGAGTGAAGGATACTATGTCATTAAGCTATCTGTAACTAATAAGACTGGAATACCAGATCTTTTAGCAATACCAAGAGGATCAAACGTAGAATTTATTGAGGTAAAACGACCTGGACAAAAACCTAGGCCCTTACAAGTTTATAGAATTAAAGAACTAAAAAAACATGACATCAAAGCAACGGTCTATGATGGAACACAATATTATGATGTTTCAGAAGAATAGATCTAAGATAAAAGAATTAATGTTGGAGGGCGTTCCTATAAATGATATAAGTAGTATTTTTGATACGACACCAAAAACAATTAAAAGAAATATAAAATTTATAACAGCTACTCATTTTGGCACTATTGAACTTGGACAAAAGGAAGGTCCATACTATGAAACAGAAGATGAGATGTATGACTTTAAAGAGTATAATTATAATAATTTAAGTGATGGAGAAAGAGAAATTTATATCGAACGAGAAAAAACTGGCGAGCTTGGTAAGTATTTTGCCAGTTCTCATGGACTTCATGGAGGACATTAAAGTTGTATATCCAAATGTTTATGTCCGACAAATTAAAAAAGCTGGAAATGACTTTATAAAAGAGGTTCTAAAAAATAGCGACCAAATTTATAAAAAGATGGACATAGAGAATGACGAGGAACATCGAGCATTCTTATATCAATTAGACAATATGGGTTTAGCATTTAGAAATTGGCTAAAAGATTAATAAAATATACTATCGTTTGGATCAGCCAAAATCTAGCCATTCCGTTTTGGGTAGTTGGTCATGTGCATTTATCTGTAAATGTGTATGAAGATATATATGAAATATTTGCATCTATTGGTATGAATATAATCGTAGCTATTGGATTTTGGATTGATTATAAAAACACTTAATAGTTGCGGAATCTATTTAAAAACACTCGATTCCGCGGATAATAACTTAATATAATTATGGAATCAAAAACCAAAGGTGTCTACTGTGCAGATGTAATAGTAAAAGCTATTCCTATCTCTATGAATTCCAAGCTACCTAAAGTCTTAAAAACTTTTGAAAATATACCAATAGCTTTAGATAACAACTCAAAAGTCATTAGTGAATATTTCATAAAAAGAGTGATTAAAAAAGAAAATATCTGCAAATATAAGATTAATTATGAGATAATTATAAAAAAATATTTGTCAGAGCTATGTTATGATATAAATAAATAATATATTTGCCTATCTAATGGAGAATATCAACTACGTAAATGCAGTAATGACAGAGATCAATGATTTAACTGACTGCATATACGAGTCTTTAGTTGATGCAGATTACAAAGAAATGAAATTAACCATACAGAACTTAATAAAAGTTCTTAGAGATCTAGACAAAACCCATGAAGCATTACCGTAAAAGAGCTGTTGAATTATATAGTGAATTAAAAAATATAGAAAAAACAGCTACAAAAATTAAAGAAGAGTTTGATCTATCTGATAAGATTACATCAATAGAACGAAATATTTATAATTGGCTCGAAAAAGAAACTGTATTTGACGAATGTGAAAATGTAGGTATAGATCCAAGTAAGGTCAAGCATTATTGGTACAAGGGCAAACATTATAGTATCAATGTAAAAGGCGAAGAAGATAAATTTGATCACGATAAATTTAAAGAAGATTTAATAAATGAAATCAAACAAATATCTCCTAGATATAGGCCAGTGCAAAGAAACATCTCGAAAGAACCTCATTGCCTTGTGTTTGACCCTGCTGATATACACATCGGTAAGATATGCTCAAGCTTTGAAACTGGTGAAGATTATAACTCACAGATAGCAGTTAAAAGAGTAAGAGAAGGAATGCATGGCATATTGAATAAAGCTATTTCATTTAACATAGACAAGATTATATTTATTGCTGGAAATGATGTTCTCCATGTTGACAATCCAAAAAGGACAACAACAAGTGGCACACCACAAGATACTGATGGTATGTGGTATGATAACTTTGTTACAGCGAAGAAACTTTTAATTGAAGTAATTGAGACTCTTATATCAATTGCTGATGTTGAGGTTGTTTATAATCCAAGTAATCACGACTACATGTCTGGATTTATGCTTATGCAATGCGTTGAGGCATGGTTCAGTAACTGCGTTAATGTTACATTTAACAATAATATGTCTCACAGGAAGTATACAATTTATGGTAACAATTTAATTGGAACTACTCATATGGACGGAGCTAAGGTATCTGATTTGCCGCTTTTAATGGCTCACGAGTCAGGTGCTTGGTGGCATGAATGTAAGCATAGATATATTTACGGACATCACATCCACCATAAAAGCTCAAAAGATTATATGTCTGTTTGTGTTGAGACATTGCGCTCACCTAGTGGTACTGACAGTTGGCATCACCGTCAAGGATATCAACATGCACCTAAAGCAATCGAGGCATTTATACATCATCCTGAGTATGGGCAAGTTGCCAGGTTAACACATCTGTTCTAATGGTTACAGTTGAAGAAATGATAGCTCTCGTACAGGACTACATCTACGAGAAGAAAAAAGTCAGGGTGGCTATCCATCTAAGATACCACCCTTTCTTTATACATTCAGATCTTAGCAAACTTAACTATTGTTATGGTATTGCTCTTGATTACTTTAAAATTTGATCGGCTGTTTGGCCAGCTTTAATTCTATCTATATCTGACAATGTTGGCTCACTTACAGTCTTTAATAGCTTAACATATTCCTTTCCTTGAGATTCTGTCAGACCTCCATTTCTATTAATAAATTCTAGTTCATCTATAGCTGTACTAGCTTCTTTTTTCTGTTTTATCAAATCTGATTCCCATCCAGAAACTTTTCTTCCTATCTCTTTTTCAACGTCAGTAATTCTATTATACTGATTCTCTGTTATACCTCTCTTCTTAACTCTATTAACAACATTTCTAGATATCTGACCAACATCTTTTGGTAATACTCCCATAGAATATAATACCATTGGAGCAATTGTGTAACCAACTATCTTACGATCTTTTTCATTAAGATATTTTTTAGTTACTCTTCCTTGGTATTCATCTTCAAATTCACCAGTTGTAGATAATTTAGATATATCAATAAGTTCTTTATAAGTATCTCCAGCAATTCCGATCATACCATATTTACGTCCAGCAAAATCGTCTGTAAATACCTGATACTCGCTTTCCTTTTTGAGATTTTCAATGAATGCTTCTTTCTCTCTATCATTCATTTCTTCCTTACCATTAAGAACGAGGGCTTTGTTTTTATCTTCAACTGCTTTTTTAATATCAGCTTCATCAAGCATTGGTATTTCAGCAAGAGCTTTATTTAATCCATAAGTAACTAAATCGTCAGTAATTGGAAGAGGTGAAACAATATCATTAACGATACTCTTTATTGGGTATTTTGTAGCGTTAATCATTTTTTTCTTTTTTGCTTCTTCATCTTCATCATCTCCCATTAATGATGCAGCTATTATATCGTACAATCTTCTTATACCAAAACCAATCAATTGGTATGTAGCTAGCTCGACTGATAATCCACCAAGAGATCTTGCAGCTGTTATCTTATCTTCTGTTGTAGATGTTTTACTATATAATGTTGTGATGTCATTATACATCCTTGCCTTTTGGTTTAAGATAAATGATGCAAATGGAAGCACAACTTTTCTAGCTATTTTTCTAAATGAATCTTCGCTAGCTAAGAACTCACCTGCTAACATTGGATCAGATATGTTCTGCTGTCTATCAACCATCATCTGAGCGTAGTTAACTGCATCCATATCGGCTTCATGTGTATTCCAATCTATATCTGTAGATATTCCTCTATTTTTTAAATCTTGTATATAGTATGAAATAAATGATGATCGAGCAACCCAAACATCTGGTTTAGATAAGAATTGTTTTAAATACCATTGATTTAATTTTGCAATATTCTTTAATGCATTGTCAAATGTTTCTCCTTTCTTATCTATTCTACTATCAATTGATTCAACTGTTGATTGTGATTCAAGACCTCGATTTGAAATTGGAGCACCAGTTCTATTAATCCAATCATTCATTTCTGAATTTACAGTTATAAACCTACCTGCATTTATAACAGTGTTAGCGATTACAGGAACAGTTTGCATTACGGCTTGATTTAAACCACCCAATGCTTTTCCAACACCTATAGATGTTATAAAGTTTGTTACTTTATTTACTGAGTCCCATGTATCTCTTGGTGCAATCTTTTTACCTTTTGCCCTTCTGATATAATTGTTAATTCTTCTTGTTATAAGAACTCTGTCGTCAGATTCAGTAAATAATTTTTTAAATCCTTTTGAGTTAACAAAACCATCAACTTGTCTGATAGCACTTGCTGTATTTATATCAACTAATGCGGCTTGAAGTGAATTTGAGTTATTTGTATCAAAATCAAGACTAACATATCTACCATCAGGCATAACCTTTGGCCTTGTCGTTTCCATCAATACTCCAGTCTTATTTTTATCTGTGTAGTCAATACTAATAGAGAAAGCTCCATTTCTTTCAATTAAATCTGAATCAAATTGAACTGATTCACCTGATAATTTTTTATACCTATCTGGAGTATAATTTAAATCACTTCCAAGTTGTGTATTGTAAACTGACAAGCTTATATCTGATAATTCTTTATAGCTTTTAGCCCATTGATTAATCCACCAATTAACAGCTTCTCTATTACTTTTGCTGGCACTAGAATTAATTATATCAATATCACCTTCATTAACATTAAGTTTGTCGAAGATCTCTTGATACATTTCTCCCATTTTCACTTCTTTTGAATCTCCATTTTCAATCAAAGTTTGGATACTTTGCTTAATCATATCAATCCTTCTATTCAACTCAGCTTTCATTTCAGCTTCTGTTCCAATAAGATTTCTATTTAAGAATGCAAGCATACCTCTTTCGTATACATTTTTAGCATCCATAAAACCTTTTGAATTATAAAAATCTTGTTTTGAATAATCGTCAAGTATTTTATTGTGTTGATTATTTGCTTTATTTACACCATTAATTAATTTTGATAGACCTGCCATCTCCATAATTTTTGTAGCATTTCTAACACCATTAAACAGTTTTTCCATTAATAATGGAAAAGAATAAAGTTCGTCACTATAGAATCTACCTATTGTTTTATTCAATAATAATTTAATAGGTCTAGCCTTAATGCCTTTGTTAACTAATTTGTTAACATTTTTAACCCCCTCATAGTTACTAACAACTGCTTCAAGTCCACTTGTTATATTGTTATTTAAGAAGTTATCTATTGCCTCAACAACCTTTATAGCATCCCTTACTGACATATCAGCTATGTCTATATCCATAACTTTTTTCATCAGTTCAATGGCATTGTTATCGATATCCAACTCTTCCCCAGTAAATGGATCAATTTTTGTTCTGATAATCGTTTCAAGTATTGGCTTCATTAAGTTTAATTTGCCATCTAGGAATGACTTGATATATCTTTCTTTTTCAACTGAATCCATTTTGGTAGTAGGATCATTCAAAGAATTTATTATATCTTGCATTTCTTTCAATGACATATCTTTCGATATAACACCATCAGAAACTAATGAATTATATACAGCAAGTATCTCATCCTTTAGAACATTTTCTTGTCTTTCAATCTCATTATTTGTGTATTCAGAGACCTCAGCAATATTTGCAGCTTCCTTCATTACAACATCAAGTCCTTTTACTCGTGATGGTTTAACAGCATTCTTGACTTTCTCAGCAATTTCTAGATAGGCATCAATGTCCTCAACCATTGACGGATCGATCTTTGCAAACTCCTTAGCCATACCAACTACCTCAGCTTGATTGTCAGTTTTTAATGCCTTACGGATAGATTTTCTTAATGCAAACGCGCCATCTAATGTTTCTTGATAGTCAGCTCGATTAAATACTTTAGCAGCATAATCTAAAAACCTCTCAACCATTACTGGATTGTCTAGATTTAGGTTACTTATTCTTTTAATCAATACGCCAGCCTGAGCGGTTTTTATCTTGCCAGTTTTAACCATATTGCTGATAGCAACAGAAAGGTTTTTTCTCTTGGTATTTAAGTCAACTTTAGCTTCACGAGCAGCTCTTACCTCCAATTTAATTTGAGTAATCATTGCTTTATAATCATCCTTTATAATAACTTTAGTTATTTTTCTTTTAGATAAAGCCTTAGCCTCTTTTGCCTCTTTACTTATTTTTACTTTTGGTTGTTTTTCACCAGTAATACGTTCTCTTGTTTTACGAGTTTGAAAGTCTGACATACTATATAGTGAGTCAGTAATTCGTTTCTCATCAACATTGTTTTTCTTAGCATAATCTTTAATAGCTTGCTCAAGAGTCATTCCTGCTTGAACAGATACTTTTAATGCTTTAATGATTAACTTCATTGCAGCAACTGGTAAGTTTATTCCAAGCGTTTCTTTACCAAACTTGTCAAGATCATCCTCTAATTTGTCAAGGAATGATTTAACTTTCTGTAGATTTGTTTTGTCAGTTACATCTAAGTCTTTTACTTCTTCGATTGATTGAGCCTCTTCAACACCTTCTTCAACTTGCTTACCACGTTCTGCGGCAATACTTTCAAGATTTTCTTTGATTTTTCCATAATCACTTATTAATTCACTTATTGTATTATTTAATATTGCTTCTTTACTTGTGTCCTCTCCAAATATATTTTCAACGCCTACATTTTCATTATAGTTAGTTAGGAAGTTTTTAAATACAGTCGGCTTCTTTGTGTCCAACAATAAAGCCATGCTCATTTCACCAATAGTATATTGATTCTCCTTGAACATATCATATTGAGACAAATAATCCTCTACAGTTATTTTAGCAGCTTTAGCTTTTTGTATAATTTGTATAGCTCCAGTTATTTCTTGAGTTAGACTATCATTTCCTTTTGCAGCATTCTGCATCAATCCTACAACATTTTTAAGTATTACTTTTTTAATGTCGCCCATTCCAGGAACAGACAACTCTCTAATACTATCTTCATTTAAACTTGCAGCCATTACAACACCTTCAAGAAAGCTTACACCATCTGGAGTCGCTACATTTTTATCTATATATCTAGGAATTTCAACCGTTTGAATCAAGCCTTCTTGAATTAAAATATCAATAGCTTGTTTCATATTTTTAGGATCAGACGTAACATCACTTGGAACTTCAACTCCTTCATATAAACCAGCTAATGATCTTTTGGCTCTATCTGAAATTCTTTTACTGATAGCAACAGCTCTTTGCAAAGGACCTTGTGCTTTCTTTTCTTGCTTGTTAAACATTGCCATAGTCTTTGTGTTAAATGGCAAGTTTTCATCTACCTCAAAAACAAGTGTTGGGTTCTCAATAGAATTAACATCTTCTTCAGTTAGACCATACATATCCGCTTGGTCTCTTAAAGCCTGTAAATAATCTTGATCGGTTTTATTTTGAGCAGCTAATTGTCTACTCATAGTTCTATTATTCCCATCATAGACAATACCTTCTTTAGAAACAATAGGAGTTTGTGTAACAGCTCTTTCGTCAATATTTTGAGCTATATCAATTACTTGTGATTGAGCAGGCTTGTCAGTTTCATAATCTCTGTCATTTATTGTTTTACCTTCCTTATTTTGAGGAAATTCTTCATTTTTACCAAATGTATTTGGGTTGTGACTTGGAATTAATTCACTAGCTGGAACAATCTTAAATGTACCTCTAATTTTTGTTCCATCAGGAGCAGTACGAGTAATTGCTCTACCTTTCTTTTGACTAACACCAGACTTATATTCCTGACTACCTACAGACCTACCGATCTCATCGGTTGGTAGAGTTACTTCTCCAACAGGAACTACTTCTTCTTGGACTGCGGTTTGACCTTCTTCGGCAGCGACTTTAGGTTCTGCTTTGGGTTCTCCTTGCGCCACTTCTCCGCCAACTGCGGTTTCTGGCTGTACAGGAATTTCACCTGTTGTTTCGACTTGAACGGCATTTTCACTTATTGTTTTTAGTTCATTATTAATCTCATTAATCCTATTTGATATGGGAGTAACAAGAGCAGGGTCTTTCCCTTCCATTTGCTTACGCAAATTTTCTCTTTCGTTTATTAATTTAAAAGATGTATATCTATCATCATTTGATAAATTATCTGGTATTTGTCTTAGGACACCTTCAGATTCTTTAAGAGAATTTAATTCTCTTTGTCCTTGATCTTTCGTTATTTCACCTGATAAAATTCTATCTTTTATATTGAGAACAAATAAATCTTTAATGTCTTTATTGTTTATAGTATTTTCAATATTGCTTAATTGATATTTATCTAACTGCTGCTTTGCAGTTAATGTAGCTTGAGTAATTGATTGCATTCCAGCACCACCCAACAAACCAAGTAACCCAGCTTTGTTTGCTCTTTCAAATACTTCACCAAATGTTTTTGGATTCTCAAAGTATTTCTTTCCTTTTACTTGATTTAATAATTCTTTAGCACCTATTTCAGTTAACTCTTGACCTGCCTCAGTAGAGTATTCTATTAAACCAGCACCAGTAACTTTTAAAACTTTGTTTGCAATCAATCCTTTTAGTTCTTTCTCTACAGCATTATCAATCATCTCTGCTGTAGCATTTTCAGGAAGTCCTTTTAGTGATTTAGAGAAAACGTAATTTACTATTTTATTATTTACTGGAGATTTACTAAACATTTTAGTTAATCCATATTTTTCTAACAATGAAGTAATAGCACCTACAGATCCAGCAAGTAGCATCTTTTCACCTTCAGACACATCTTTAAATTCAGGACCATTCATTTGATCTCTAAAATTTGTGTAAGAAGATGCATACAATCCAAGTGTAGATCCAACAGGACCTCCAGTCATAGCACCTGCTAATGCTGCACCTCCAGAGTTAGCTAAACCAAAAACAACTTGCTCAAATGCATTTCTTTTTTCAGATGATAAGTATTCTTCACTAAAAGATTCAGGTGCAAATTGAGATGTTATAATTCCCTTTGCAGATCCTCTTGCATATTCATCTCCTTCAACAATAATTCTAGCTGCTTGCTCAAAACCTTGGACAAATGAAAACGCAGTTCCTGATAAAATATTTCCCCTTTCTGATTCAACTATAAAAGCATTACCTGCTATATTTTTTACATCAGATTGCTCATTAGATATGTTTCTGTAGTCGTCTTTAAGTGACTTTATATTGTTATCAATTTCTTCCTTTCTTTTATTTATTTTAGGTAGGTAGTTTACATTATAATCTTCTTCTGTTATTAAACCTTTTTTAAATGACTCATTTACGTCTTGCTCATATTTATTTAATTCAGAAGCTTCTCTTTTTATATCTTCTTTCTTTAAAATAGTTTTAGTTATATTGTCATTTATTCTGTCTATTTCATATTTATCAAAAGAAGCAGCTGATCTATATTTATCTTTTGACATATAGTCAAGCTTTTTCTCTCTTTCTTTATCAAGTTGAGGTAACAACTCATCAAGTTCTTTTTGAAGAAATATTACATTGTATGGATTTGTTTTCTTTTCAGATTCAATTCTATCTCTTAGATCATTTACTTGTTTTTGTTTTTTGATGTACTCATCATTAACTATATTTACTTCTAAGAAACCCTTAAGTAATTTTGCTTCTTCGTTATCTCTATCAGTTGTCCAGTTGTCAAGATTAATAAATTTACTTTCGCCAGTTACATTATTTTTAATCTTTATACCATCATAACCTCTTCCAGCAGGTTCTATTTCAAGGTATTCGTATTTCTTTAACTTACCTTGTAATTTTGATATTACCTCATCTTCGTTTGAACCTACTAAGTCAGTAGTAACAGTATTTAATATATCGTTGAGATCATTTTCTTTTTGAACTTTCTCAATATCTTCTTGATATTTACCACTTTTAACATATTCAAAGTGAGCCTTCTCAAATTCTTTCTCTTGTTCTTTATCAGCTATATTAAATAATTTACCATCAGCAATAGCTGGTTTAAATTGTTTTAATTCTGGAGCTTTTTTAGCTATTTCTTTTTGCCTTAACTCTTCTTCTTTTTTTACTTTTTCTGGAGTTATATTATAAGCTTTTTCAATTTGTTTTTGATTAGCTAATTCATAGTTTGGTTGTACTGGATTGCCGTTAATATCAGCAATCATCTTTGCATTTTTATTTAGGTAGTCATATCTATACTTGACATTTCCAGATTTTATTTCTTTATAATCGCCAGCACCTGTTACATCTTTATACCAAACACCTGAAACTTTTTTATAGTTTTGATTATTTTCTGGATTTGAATAAATACCATCATCTGGAGATGAATATTCCGAACGCTTCTTTCGAACCATTTCTTGTGTAACCGATGAAACAGTTCCATTTTTTGGTGTTGATTGTGAAACCTCTTTTTTTTTTACTAAACCTAATCGATTTACAAAAACATTATAATCTTTAGGAGCATCAAAACCATTATTCAATAAATATGAGTGATATTTTTTAGCGTTATTCTCATCGCTCAAAGCGTTAGCAAATGCATCATAATTTGGTGCAACATCAGCATTATTTGCTTTTAAATAATCGTAATACTTCTTTAAATTATCGTTAGGCATGTTTATATATTTTTAATTACCACTGAATACCAGAGCTTCCTTTATTACTACCACTTGATTGACCTGATCTAGCCATTTTCCTAGCTTCTTCCCAATTTAAAGATGCTTTTGCTGGTTCTCCATTATATACAAATTGAGCTAAATCTTTTGGTGTCTTAGCAAAAAATACAACTTCTCTTCCTTTAGAAACTTGAATTCCACCATTCTTAGGTTTATATGTATAACCTTGTTTTAAACCACCAAAATCAGGTCCACTAGATGATTTTACCCAACTACCACTTGATATTGTTGCATCAGGATCAGCACCCCAAGCTCTTAATGTGGCTTTATATCCAGCTATCATAGCTGCATTTTCTTGGCTTTTATCTTCACTTTTTCGGCCTCCGCCTCCGCCTCCACCTCCGCCTCCTCTATCAGGCTCATCTAGTTCAACCTTTCTTTCTAGTCTTGAGTCAATAGCGTCCAATACAGTTTGCTTTGCATCTTCAATTTGTTTATTTGTCAAATTTGGCTGATAAACACCTTGATCATCTTGAGCAAGCAATATAAACTTTTCTTTCTCAGATTCAATAAACTTATCTAAAGCATCACCACTTAAAGCAGGTTTTCCAAGCTGTTTATTAAGTTCATTTTCTTTAGATACTCTGTCTTGAAGTTTTGAATTTAAATCATCATTATTATAATAAAAATCGTAATTTCCGTCAGTATTATCTTTTAGAATACTGGTGGTAGCTCTAGGATTGCTTAATATACCATTAGCCAAATCAAGTCTTGCTCTTTGTATAGCAGGATTTTGCAATGCGTCTGTTATAGTCTTAGTACCTAATTCAATAGTCCAATCTTCCCAACCTTTTGTTTTCTCATCGACAATAGTTGATAAATCAACTTTGTTATCAATTATATTCCCTGGTTGAGATATAGACCTTAAATCCATTATAGTAGATGGATTAAATAAACCATCTTGGCCTAGTTGACCAATGATAAAGTTACCATTGTTAGGATCTACTTGAGTTGCTTTATTTCTTAAATCTCCTAACTGAGCAAGTCTATTGTTCAGTTCTAACTCAAGACCTGAGCCTATACCTTCCTGTTGTCTTTTTAATGCTTCTTGCATTTGTTGGTCATAACTTTTTGCAGTATTAGCAAATGTAGACCAACTATCCATCAAGTTGTTTATTCTATTTTTATATTCAAGAGGTGTAATTTGACCAGCTTTTAATAAACGATTCCATTCCATCATTGATTCTCTACCTTGATTTGATCCAGATAGAATCAATTGATTTAATGTCTGACTTTTACCTAGTTCTGTATTTTGCAATATTTTACTATTATCATATTGCAATTTATCAAGTAGTTGTTTTTCAGCTTCTCTTGCAGCACCTATACCTTGTATAGTAGTAACTAAACCACCAGTAAGCTTTGCCCAATCTATTGGATTACTTGCTGGTATAAATCCTGTATATTCGTTGTATCTATTTGACATAATAACTTTATTATTTTGCAAATATTTTACTTAAGTCTGTTGGACTTAATGTCCCATCATCTACGCCTTTATTTCCGTATAAACCAACAGCTTTAGATCCACTAGTCAAAGCAGTTCCTGCCGAACTAAACATGCCTTCAATTGCAGCATTCTTTCTTTCTTCAGCAGCTTGTCTTTCCATTTGAGCACTTTGCATTTCATTTAATCCAATCATAAGATTACGTTCTTGCTGTCTAGCTTGAATACCTTGCTCTGCCTCAGCTTGTGCCATATCTCTTTGATACTGTGCTTGACCTGCCTGAGCAGCTAAATTTAAAGCTTGTTCGTTTCCAGCTTGAAGTACATTTCCTACTCCACCAATAACACCCTCAGCACCTGCACCCTGCAATGATTGCATTGCCTGTGTTGTTGCTTGAGCTTGTGATTGTTGCGCCAATTCAAATCCTAAGGTAGGGACTTGAACTTGCTTGAATGCATTAAACTCCTTGATGTTTTTTAATTCACCTGCCGCTTTAGCTGCCGCCTGTGATGCCGTTTTCATATCTTTATTGGCTTTGATAGCTTGAGCTGCACTCAAACCTAAACCACCTAAAGCTACTATCGTTCCTGTTACTGCTGCCATGTTATAATATTTTAACCATTTCTTGACAATTGCTATCTCCTTTAATAAAGCCACAATTGCTATATCTGTCAATTAGACTTTTACTCTTTAGTGATGTATAAATATATTTAAAATCACCTGCATCTTTAACTAATTCAATCAATACATTTATAAGAAATTCAAGAGCCTCATGCCTATCATTTTCTTTGTATTGAAAGTTAGATACTATAAATTCAATCCATGCTGCCTTTGAGTTCGTAAAGTAAACAAATCCAGCACATATCTCAACACCATCCTTAGACACCATCACCCCACCTGTACCATTCTCTGGTAACATATCAGCAGGAGGAGGAGTCCATCTCCAATCTCTCCACCACGATGACAATGTCTCATAGTCATTGCCATTCAATAGTCGAACTTCCATACACAAATTTACAGAAAACTTTTGAATACTGAAGAGCCTATAGCAAACAATTTTACTTCTTCAGTTAAATCATTAGATAAATACACATTCATATAGTATCCACGAGAACCAAATGATTCAGCTTGGCTATTTTTTACAGATATTAAGAAGTCAGTTATTAATGGTATACTTCCAACACTTGTGTCTACAATTATCATATTTGATGATATTCCTACAATTGTGCCTACCAAAATTAAGTTGCTTCCTGAATTTTTGTATAACTTATCTCCAATACTAATGCTTGAGTCAACATTAAAAGAAAAGTTCAATTCAACAGCCGTTGGATCAGTTATGTCAATACTATTTGCAGATCCTACCCCTTGAGTAGATAAGGCCTTAACGTCAATAGTGTTGTCAAATCTTCTTATATAAGCAAACCATTGATTTTCTTTTTCTACAAAGTAAGTGTAGTCAATTGAACCTGCCGATATATTGGTATATATGTCAGCAGTCCAAGTGTGAGTACTGTTTAACGATAACGTATTAAATACTTTTACCTCTAAAGGTTGCTCATTGAATATCGTCCTTATTTTAGAACCATACTGCTGACCATAGAAATTGTTTCTAGTTGTGTTCACGTTATGCTTCCAAAGCTCACCTTCTTTAAAAGTATAAAATGTGCTATTCATTTCAGTCATCCAGTCAGGCTGATAAGACCAAAATGAATTCCATCCTTCAGATACTTTTGAATATGTTACCGTTCTTTTTGGTTCACATTCTTCAGTACTAAATCCAGAGAAGTAAGTTGTATCAGACTCATTATCCCAATTTCCTATTGGACAATCTTCATCTTCAGCTAGCACCCATAAAAGTGACTCACCTAAAAATAAACACCACTGAATACCATCCCATGAAACAGTGAATTCATCTTCGTTATATATAAATTCGTAGTAGTTCTTACTATTTATAATACCATTAGAAATAACCTCTGTAGATACAGGTTCACCACCAATTGGAATATAGTTTATTTTTATGCAATCACACATAGTACAAAGATATTAATTATTCTTCTTCTTCTGGAGGAGGCGGCAACTCATTTCCGTATTGAATTAATGTAAATGTTTCTGTTGATCCATCACAATATTCAACAACGAAATCTACATTTCTTAAAGATTCAGAGTCATTGCTATCTATGTATGCATATATGTCTTGATCACCATAACCTGAGTCTATTAATATACTAATCCAATCAATACCATAACCTGAATCTTCTAGACTAATAGTCCAATATGTATTAGACATTATACTGAACATAAAATATGAATTTCCATCAGTATTCCAAGGTAAATATCTTTGATCTTGACTAATTGAAAGTTCACAAAGACCCTGTCTAACATCAGTAAATGATAGAACATATGTATCATTATACGGATCATACATACCTAACTTTTGAGTATTAGGATTATCCTTTAATTCATCTCTAAAATAGTTACGCATACCATTTGCTGATATCTCAATAACTTGATCGCCCAACATCTGAAGGACAGCACCTCGTCTTGAGTCAGTAAAAAACACCATATTTGAAAACTTCGCAAAGCTCTCTGGGTTATTACTGATACCATACTCAGATGGATGAACAATTTGATTACCTAACACCTCAGGTACAGATGCCACTTGACCACCACCAACAGCATCAACTAATAAGTTCTTTCCATAAAGAACTGACGTTATTTTGTCCTGCTGTAATACCATTAGGTTGGTATCTTGTGCATACAATTTCTGTATCGGTCCGTACTGCTTATCTAAATTCTTGAAGTTTGCCTGTGATAAATTAAATGAGTTCAATCGATTGGTTGATGTGTCTCCCTTATATATACCACTATAGCAAAGTGATGCCATTTTTTCTTCTTGCTTATAGTCCTCAATAACGCTTGTTGCTCTAGGACTATACTTCATTGTAGGTCTTAAGTAGTTGTCGTAAATTCTATATGACTCAACACCATTACCAAAAGCAAATGCGTTGAAGTCTGAGTTGTCAGATGTTACGTTGTTTAACTGTAAAATTAATGGAGCTCCAATTCCTATATTTTGATTTTGTTCTTGTATATTATAGTAAACATTTCCAGGTATTACTTGTCCAGATAAAACTGATGATACATCTACATCAATTATTATTGCATAATCATTTATAATATGAAGTATGTTGTAATATCCATTAAGAGGGCCATATATAGGAGGTATAGTATCTGTAGTTCTAAGATATATTCTTTCACCAACATTAAAAGAATGCATCATATCAGTATCTTCTATAACTGTTGTTGATTCAGGTCCTAGTACTATATAATTATCAAATTCAGCAGGTACGTCAGGCCAAATAGCCCCATATGTAAAATCAGCATAATACCAAGATACCATGTGATTACCATTATCAATTCTATATGTTTTACGCATTTCATAGAATACGTCAACATCTGATTCTAATGGCACTGTCTCAGCAGAAAGTTGAACTGTTGGAGTTTGAGTTATATCTAATGTCGCTACAATTTCATTTCTATTACATATATAGTTATCTCCTACACCTCTTATTAACATGCATAGTGTGCCATTTATATCCTCTTCTATATAATTACTTTGATCACTCAAAGAAGGATCTGTAGAATATTGAGGAGTTGAAGTTGATGACCTTCTAAATATTATATTATTTGCAGATGTTACTAAACTATCACTAAAATCTTTATATTTAAATGATTGATATGCACCTGATCTCCAAAACCATTCTTCTAAATTCTTATAATAATTGTCAGATGTCCATGTATTATTTTGATTCCTAACAGGCGCAGATGGATCTGTAGGAGCATAATCTCTTACTATATTTATATTTATGACTGCTCCAGGATATATTGGTCCATTATAAGCTAATATAGCATGACCTCCATACTCATCTGGAGATATATTTCCCATGTCATTATCTGAAGGAATACCACTATATGAATATATACCATCTATTACTGTTGATGAGAATATATAAGGAGGTGTAATAGGAACAGGATTATAAATACCGTTACATCTTACATTAAATATGTATAAGTCACCTATATTATAATTACCATCATCAAAATATAATTCAAAATCTGGTGGATCTCCATAAGTAGGCGTAAGTGCTATTGATAAAAAATAAGAAGAACTCGAAGGCGGTATTGATATTGATGATCCCCATCCAGTATCAGAATCTGGAGCAGTAGATACTTGAAATTCTGTTTCTGAAACTATTTTTATTGATATTCTATAATCCTTACTTAATTCTCCACCTGCATAAGCATATTGTATATTTATATCAGGAGCACCGTTTTGATATGGATATATTAATGTATTATCACCATTATTAGCATAATACGAATATTCAAATGTTACATCTGATGATCTATCTACTACAGGGCTAACAGTTTGATCTCCAAGACAAGTTGGATTTGCATTATTTTTAGGTCCTCTACCTTGTCCTGTTGCATTTATTGTAGTAGATTGAGGTTCATCTAAAAATACATCTACTGGATCAGCTTTAATTTTAAAATATAATCCCTCAGTAGTAAATGGACTTGTTGCTGTTTTATACTCAAGCTCAAGAACTTTAAATTGTTTGTTTGAATGAGTAGCTATACCATCAGCAGTTTTAAATATAATATATCCACCAACAGTAATTTTATCTCTATCAGATTCATTAATTAAAAAATATCTAAATACACCATCAACTACAAATGTCCTTGGAAATATATTATAATAATCACCTTGTGCCTGTTTAATAACAAATCTATAATTTGTAGCCCAAAAAGGAGGATCATTATTAAGTGTTACCTTAATAGAGTTTGCTGTGTCAGAATTTAATGGAGGTATATATAGTGTGTTAGTTTTGCTAGTTAAAGCAGTAGTCATTCGACCATATTCATCCAAATATACAATACCAATTTCATAGTCACGATCACTTCTAAATGTCTTTTTAGGTTCACTTGTTATAGATTCAGGATAAAGTGATAATCCATAGTTAGGAACAATTTTTATACCTTCAGCATTGACAATATCTCTAAATTGAACATAGTTACCATAAACCAATCTGTTTCCAATTATCTCTTGTGCTTTTGCAGTTAATGGTACATTGTCAAATAGTCTTGTTACTTCACTTGATTCAATAGGTGTATATATTTTATTAGCTGAAAATGTTATAGTATATTTTGAGTCATCTAATAACGATAAATCATCTTTATTGTAATTGTCAATTATATAAACATTTAATCTATAAGTATCAAAGTAAAGGACCTGAATTTGTTCAACAAACTCATTACCAGTGTCAAATGTTACATCTACTTCATTATACTTATTTAGCATTCCTTTATTGTCACCTGTATTGTAGTCATATGCGAATCCACTTGCATGGAAAGCAACAGATGAAAATGGAGATAGTGAGCTATATTGATTGTCTTTATATTTAAATCGATATGAAAAGTATATAAATTTATCCTGAATATTATTTGATGTTTCAATATTAGTATTAAAAGACAAATCAATCTTAGGACTATACAATGGTGGTCTAAGAATTACATTTATATCCTCAACGATTCTAGGGTCGTCAGTCGTATAACTTTTAGATCTTGCTATATTTATTCTTCTCGGTGGATTTAATCCATCTGTCCAATATAAGAATGGGCCTTCACCTTTAGACACAGGTATAAAATTAATTCCAGTTACAGGATAGTTTTTATTAAAATTTAATACACTTCCTGGCTTTGTACATAGCAAAACAATACTAGTAAAATTGAACACCTCACTGTACTCAAATATCGCGTCAAATGTATCACTAGTAACCAACCAATAGATAAGGTTGTCAGCCTCATAAGTTATAGCTCCAATTGTCTTAGAATTTGAGCCAGAATAAGTAACTCCTTGAGCTTCAACTAATGTCTGAATATTAGAAACTAGTGCATTACCAAGTGAATTTGATACAGCACCAATGTTAGATCCTGATGCAGTATCTATAGTTACGTTAATTGCATCAATATATTCACCATCAGGAATAAGGCGTTCATCAAGATCCTTATTCATTTTACCTTTAATAAAGGTCTTATTTAATTCAACTGCCATTATTTTATAATTTTATCTCTGCCTCTTAATGACATCAATAGTCTTGCTGGATGTAAATTACTCAATCTTATTTTGGTATTTCGCAAAGATGCTGTCTTAGCCTTTTGAACTCTATTAACAATGTATTCTTGAACTCCTGTTTTATTGCTAAGAACAGCCCACTTTAAATAATTGTAAATATATTCTTCTGCTAGTTTGTTGATTGTGATAAGAGAATCATCACCATTTTCCATACCATCTGAAATATACTCAAGCACAATATAACCATCCTCAACACCAGTTGAAAAGTCAATAACACCAGCAGCTTTATTAATTGTAAATTTTGGATTTCTATTTGCAGCGTCAGTCTCTAGACCATATCTTCCACCTATACCATAACCAAAATACCAGTCACCATTATATGCCCAACCATAAGAACCATTATAAGGTCCAGGTCCTACATATAATTGTTTGTCTTGTCTCATTATGTCAAGCTTAGATGTGCCTGTAACAACCTCGCCATTTAAATCGAAAATTATATCAAGATTATTGTCTTGTAAATATGCTGTTGCTGATAGAACTGTTCTGTTTTCTGTTAGCTGAAATAGAACTCCATTTCTAAGTAAAGATATTCTAACATAGTTAACATAGTCTGGAGGCAACACCATTTTTAGTTGACTACCTAACTGCAATTCAAGAACCTTAATATTTCTTAATGCGTCATAGTTCAACTCCTGTATAGCTCTCTTTGCATGAAACAACACAGTATATCGCTCAACATTATTAACTAATTTATCGTTACCAACATACATTAGCATAAAATTATTCACAATGTCAGCTAAACTAACATATTGGTAAGAACCCCAATTTACATCTTCAGGCACTACACCATTGTTAGTATAATATTGATAGTTAGTAATATATGCCATTTGTTATTGTTTTTGTTGTATTTCTTGTAACTCCTCAGCTTTTGCAGCAGCCATAACCTCTTGCTCTCTAATTGATACGCCAGCGTATTGTAATATCTTGACAACTAAGTCAGAGAAGTCACTCATTGGCATTTCAAAGTCTTGATACCCTAATGATGGAGATGGATTAAATAATGGATCTCCGCCAACTGATGTATATGTCCACTTCGGCTCTTTTGGATATCTAATATAATGTGCTGACACATTATTAATTATTGTATCTGGATAAACAGTGAAGTTTGAAACTGATGTAGTTGTATTGTCATAATTATCAGCCATAGTATAAATAGGATACGCTACACTAGGAGCTGTTAAATTTGAAGCCAATAGATATAAAGCTTTTTGATGGCTAGTTTTCTCTATTTCCTTTGTTCCATTTAAAACTAACTTCTGAATAAAATAGCTATCGCTCGGTGCTTCAAAGTAAGGAGCTGTGTAAGTCAATGTGTCTATTTTATAAAAAGTATCTATAACTTCAGAAAGCTTTTTAGGAACATCAGCATAGCCTTCTCCATGCATTCTTTGATTCTGCTTTATAATTGCATTGCTATATAGATAGATATATCTTTCAAACACTTCAAGTTGTGCTTGCTTAGCATAAAGGTTAAACTCAAATGGAGTTACATATCCTCGATTGTCTTTAGCTAATATAGATAGAACTGTATTTCTAACTTCATTTATCATCGAAATGTCTTTTTACAAAGATAAATAAAAAAAGGCACTTAATAAAAGTGCCTCTTCCTTTCTAGTTTGATAACTTATTAAGCAATAGCTACAGATGTAATTAACTGTTGAGTTGCACCAACCAATGGTAATGCAGGAACAATAATAGCATCAGGATTTGAACCAGAGCTATTAGCTAAAGCCAATGCATTAACTACAGCATAGTGAGATGCATAAGTATCATCAGCAGTAGTAAATGTAATAGTAATTACATCAGCAGTAGCAACACCACCAATAGCGGTAAGAACTAATGTTGATGTAGATGGCATTGTAATTAAATAATCAGCATTAGCTGAAATTAATGCCTTTGGAAGTGCAGTAGCAGCTCCAATCGTAAATTGCAAAAATTTTCTGTTCATTTTTAAAACGTTTTAAAAGTTAATAACGATGCAAATATACTAATTATTTGATAACTTATCGTCCAAGAACTGATACAGCTCAATACCTTCATCTGAATGTAAATATGAAGCTAAAACAGATGTTGCATTGTCACCAAATGGAATAGTTAACAATTTCTTTTTGTTTTCTTTCAAATTGAAATACAAGTCTTTGCCATTATTCTTTAATACCAAATAACCATCTGATATAGCTCTAGCTGCTATGTTGTTTATTTTTAATGATGGGTCATTTACAGCTTCCAAGAAATCTTGTGGATATCTCTTAGCATAAATCATCATGTCTCTTTTAATTTCAGAACTACTCATTTTATCAACTTGTCCACCAACTAAAATACGAGCAACAGCTTCTAATGTATTAAAGTCATTTGCAGCCAAATCTCTAGCGGCCAACTGTGCATCAAGTTCTGAATAAATTGATTGAATATCTTCTTCAGCATCTTTTTCATTGTCAAATTCAAAAAATTCACTTCCATTACCAGGATGGTAATGTAAGAATTGTTGTAAAACTGGATTTGTTCTAGGAACTGTCAAAACACCATCTTCAAATACAATTGGTTCAACAATTACATTTTGGTCTTGCTCTTCCTGAAAAGGAGTATTTGAGTTTCTTGCGTAACGAAGTGGGTGATTTGTATTAGTTTCTTGACAATAGTAAAGTAAACGTTGTCTAGGTGTATCCTTTGAAGATATATAATAAGACAAAGGTGATTGATTGTTTCGCAGAATATAAGTTCTGTCTTTTGGTTCGAGAGCAACTCTCTTAATTGTTAATTTTTCCATTTTATATAATTTAAATTTTTAAAATAGAGAGGGCCAATAAAGACCCTCTCTGTGTTTATTCTTATCCTTTGAAGATAAAGAAGTTGTTTGCACCAAGTGTACAAAGAGCTCTTTCAGACAAGAAGTTAACCTCCATTGCATCAAGATCGCTAGTTGCAGCACCACCAGCAGAACCAGTCATCCAAGTTTTGTAACGTCTGTTTTCAGCTTCAGAAGCTCGGTAACGAACGTGTAAGAATGGACGTTTTGCGTTTTTACCAAGAACTTGGTCATAAACTGTAGTTGTACCAGCAGGAACTAAAACTCCGTTTACAGCTCCACCAACTAGACCACCACGAAGAGTAGCATCGTTAAGATATTTCCAGTCAGTTTTGTAGAACTCATAACCTCTACGGAATCCTGTGAATCCAAGATTCAAAGCCATTTGCTCGCTGTTATCGAATAATCCATAAGATGTACCACCAACTCCGTAAGAGTTTTGAGCAGCTAACATATCATCGATATCGAAAGAGAACTGACGATTCAAGAATAATGCATTCTCAGCGATAGCTCCTTGCTTGTCAAGACGTTGTACGATAGTATCAAAGTCAGCCAAAGCAGATGGATTACCACCAGCCCATACATTTCCTCTTGATTCGATAGAAGCAAATAAACCTTGAGTTCCTTTGTTACCAATATCACCAGTTGCAGCTATAGCACCAGAACCAGTTTCAGCAATAACACCTTCTACCATTGCCATTTCAAGATAATCTTCAAAACGTAGACGAGTCTCGTGCTCTGATTTCAAATACCACAAATAACCAGTAGCTCCATTCTCAGTAGTTACCTCAACCCATCCGATTTGAGCCATATCAGATCCTGATACAACATATTTATCTTTGATGATGATAGGAGATACTTCAAAAAAGCTATCTTCAGCTTCTAAAGAACCGCTCATTCCGTTAGCTCCTTTTTTGAATTCAGAACCATAAACGAAAGCAGTAAATGTAGCTCCAGTATCACCTGCTAAGATACCACCTGCATTATAGAAAGCTACTGTAAAACGATCAGAAGCAGGTAAAGCAGTGATAATACCTTTGTAAGATGAAGATGCAGAAGCATTGTTTGATAAGAATACAGTTTGACCTATTCGGAAAACACAAGTTCCTGTACCAATGTCAAAAGTTACAGAGTCATCACCACCTGAAGCACCTACAGCTGTAACAGCAGTATACTTAGTATGTAAACGACCTTGCTCCGCCCACTTAATTAAGTCAGAGTTAGAAGGGATTTCAGCACCAACCATACGCAAGAAAGATGCGATAGATCGGTTTCCATAACGCTCAAATTCTTGCTCATAAGTATCAGGAAGATACTGATTCAAGAAATTGAAGTTAGTGATGTAGTTTGTAGGCAATGTTGCCTTAACGGAGCTAGGTGTAATATTTACACCAGGACTCGCTTGTAATGTACCAGCCATTTTTTCTAATTTTTGTTTTTGTTTCTAATTACTAATCTGTTGCCACGATCATCATCTATAGCTGTAACTTTGAAACCTGGAGCTGGTGTAACTTGTGTAGCTTGTCGAGTCATATCAATATTTTTTGACTCTTTAGCCACATTGTCAACCGCATCTGCCATTCCTTTCTCATAAAAGAACTTGGCAAACTTCTCTGGGTTCGAAGCCACTGCAATAGCACGATGGAAAGATTCAGCGTCCTTAAGATAACCTTCATCATTCAAAAACTTTGATACAAAGTTCTGAAGATTAGATTGCTCTTTTAGTAGATCAGGTGCTTCAGATGGTTTATAAACTAATTTCTTATTCTCATCCAAACTAAATCCGAAACCTTCGAACTTTTCAGAGAATAACTCAGAAGTTTTGTCAGCGAAATACTTTGACCTTTTTGCTTGCTCCTCCTCCGCTTGAGTCGTAGCTTGTTTATAACTCTTGTAAGCTTCGTAAGTTTCTTTTTCTTCTTGCGGAACAAAAGATTCTCTTGACTCAAGAGGAACTTTATACTGTTCTTTTAATCCGTTAAAGTACTCCTTAGCTTTAGTGAGTTCTTTTTTCTTAGCCAACTGCTTTTTCTTAATCTCTTTCTCGTCATCAAAGTCTGGATCATATCCAAACTGAGTGTCAAGATCGAATTTAATATCATCAATATCAAGATCTCTATCTTTGTTCTTGCGATATTCAAATAGCAATTGGTCCTGATCCATAGAATCATAGTCTTTATTTAATTGAATAAAGTCCTCGATACCACGACCAGTTTCTTTTTTATACTTCAAATAGGTAGCAACCTCTGGATCTAAATCATCATTGCTTGATCTTTGCTCAAACAACTCGTCAAGATTGCTAATCTCTTTGTTATATCTTTTTCCAATATATGAAAGAACTTTGTTGTCGTCTATCTCAATCTCTTGAGGTTCAACTGGTGTATCTATTGGTGCACTAACATCAACTTTATCAACAGGTGGCTCATCTTGAACTTGTCCTGTTTCTTCAGCATGTTCGTCCAACAATTGCTGTTCTATCTCTGCAACTGACTTCTCCTCGAACTCAACTGCTCTTACTTTAAATTCTCCTTCCATTTAATTAAATTTTTACAAAGTTAATAATTATTTTTTATATGCATCTGCATACTATATTATACAAATGAATCGTTTTATATGCATTTGCATATTATGTTATTCATTATCATAAAACATCCTATCAGAATCCTCTGTATGCCACTTGTCATATCCCTCACAATTAAACCAAGCATTGTTTACTAAATAGTCAGGTTTAGATGGAAACTCTTTTGTAACAAAAGAAGGCTCATACCAACGCACCCTGTTATTTGGCTGCAATGCTATTTGTCCGTTCTCTAGTAATATAATATGATGTGACTTATGCTCTAGTGGATCTTCAGCTAATGTTATGTCAGTATTTATATCATTAGAACCCCAATTAATTGTAGCATAATAGTTACCCTTATACCATTGCCTGTCTTTCATATACACATCAACATTTGTGTCATATACATAAGACAATTGAGTTAATGTGAATCTGTAGCTAAAACAATTCCATATCTGTAAGTAATGAAATGGTAAATCAGGATTTGGTAACTCTGGCTCAGTTAGTAATGCGTGTGATGGTAATTTATCTCTCATAACACCATTCTCAAGTAACACTTGAAATAATGCTGCCTGCCCTGGCATACATCTCACTGAAATAATTACTCCTTGAGTAAATTCACCATGTCCCTTTTTAAATTGATACATGTATTCATTTCTAACGAATACCTTCAAAGGGAAAAAATTATGTTCTATATATGCCACTATTTAGGACTAAATGATTCTAAATCGAAGCCATCCAAAGAATCTTCACTCGATTCGAAGTTCAATGGTGGTAAGTTATTCTTTCTTTGATTAATTAATTCAGATTGTCTTGTTGCTTGAAGATCAACTCGCTTATCTTTAGCTTCTTCTTTTTTCTCTTCTCGCTTCATTAAGTTATCCGTCTCAATACCCTTTAACTGCATATTGTATTGGAATTCTTGATCCATTAATTGAGCTTTAATAGCTGCTTCAGCTTGCATTTGTTGAACAGCAAAATTCATCTCAGCCTCTCTCAACTGAATCTTAGACTGAGCTTCAAGTTGAATCAATTGAGCTTTAGATTCAGCAGCAGCTTGTTGAGATTGAATGTTACTTTGCATTTGCATTTGGAACTGCATTTCTTGTTCTTTCTGCTTCTGCTCCATTCTCTTTCTTCTCTTCAACTTTAATAACTCATTTGCTAACTTAATATTGTTAATCATTCTAATATCAATAGCATCCTCTAAGTCGATTGTCTGTTGTTGTAATGAAACTTGAATATTTGCCTCAAGCATTTGTTTTTGTTCTTCATCTGGAGCCAACTCGATAAAGATACCAAAGTCATGCAAATAAAGATCCTTTATGTCATTAAGTATCGCAACATTATATTTACCAATCTGCATTGCAAACTCTTCAGCAAAGTCAGAGTACTCTAATATATCAGCAACTCTTATAGATAGACATTCAGCTAATCTTTTTGTTATATTTAAACCACCTTCTAATATATGTCTAGTAGCTGTATTTGAATTCAATGCAGCTAGCTTCTGAACTCCAACCAAAGCGTCAGGACTAGGTGTAGACCCATCCCTTACCTCATTAATACCAGTCACATCACGTATCATATTTAGATAGTGATTATAGTTACCTATCAATGCAGCCATTTTTGATTGACCACTATTTGAATTCAACTCTTGTATAGGAACTCTAGCATTATTAAACTCACCATCTTGCGTGTAACTTCTACCAATAACACTACCAGTCTGAAAATATAGTTTTAAAGCGTCCTCTGGATTGTATGCTGCTCCAGTTCCTAGGTCAACCTCATTGATACCATCAGCGTCAATAAACACCCCATCAGGAACTAC